CTTATTTTGTCCCAGTTTGTCAAGGATTGATTTTTCAACACTTTCTTGAGTGTCTTCAGCCATTACATTAAAAGCAGCATAATAGCCTTCATGGTGAATTTGTACTCGGAAGTTTTTCATAGGTCTAATTTCTTACTTTATAAACGAAATGAGGCCGTTTTGAGGCGGCCTCATCTCTAATGTTATTACGCTCCTGGTGAGCCGTAAATACCTCTAGGGTCTGATACGCCAAAAACGTATCTTTCTCTAGCTTTGTATCTAACGTTCCCAGTATCGAAATCGCCTTCCATTGCAGTTGTCAATGGGGCACGATTGAACATTTTCATGCCATTTGGCACGTCTGTAATGATGTAAAATGCATCAGTATCAGTTAAGAAATTATTCACTCGATATCCTTGAGGAATCATTCCCATAGATTTAGTTGCATTGATATCATTATCAGCTGTTCCCACTCTGCCTTGAGATTTAAATAATCTTTCAGCAGTAAATTGAGTGTTAGAAGGAATGATCATTTTCACTCCTCTAGCAGCAATTTTAAGACCTCGTTCGTCAGTCATTGCAGCAATGTCTATTAAAGCTTGCTCCATTGACGTTTCATTAAGATCTGCCGCAGTTGCTAAAGTATTACTAAATACTCCTGCAATCGTCGGGTGCTCAGTACTAAATAAAGTTACAGCGTCTCCAGTCTTAAAGGTACCTGATGGTAAACCATTAATTAATGGATTGACTGCTTTTACTTCTTTAGCATTGCTCATAGATCTTGCTAAAGCTTTTGTATAACGAGAAGCAATTCTATCGTAGAGGTTATCTTCGATAGCTTCTTCTGTTATCGCAAATGCTAGAGCGATAGTCTCATTAGTGTAACGTGCCGTAAAAGTTTCTTGGGCTTCGTCATAAGCTATGCCTTGACCCTCAGCTTTTACATCGGCGTTCGCGAATCCTGATAACATTACTTCCTCTTCGAAAGCTCTGTCAGAAGACTCGGTCGTATAGATTTCAGCATGTTGATTTTCATACCGCTTGTATTCCAGCCCAAATAGTGCATTAAGGCCAGGTTCTAGTTCTTTAACTAGTTGTGCTCGTGATATTGCCATAGTCTATATATGCTCCTATTATGCCATTGTAACGCCATTATTATACTGGTTAAGATTCTGAACGACTATTACAGAGCAATTAGCAACTGTAATGTCTTGGTTTTCAGGATCTTCGGCTATTCTTACCGTTCTCCAAGTATTAGCTGTGGCGTGACCGCCAGCTAGTAACATCTTGTTTGTGGATTGACCACTTTGGGTTGAACCCGTAGTAGTAGCCATTCCAAACGTTTTACCCATATTTGCTATAGGTATCGCTGTATCGAAACACGTAACAAAAAGTTGCAACGGATAATCGATAACAAACGCTGTGATGTTTTCACTGTTAGCTGGAGTAACTTGCGAGTAGTAATTCTGCCAAGTTGGCTTTTCTGTTGTAGCCGCATTGTAGAATACACCATTCAACACACCGATGACAGTATTAGTTATAGCAGCCTGAGCTGTAACTATAAAACCGCCCGACTGTTTAACAGCCGTACCATTATATTTACTTACAGAATCATTGGCTTCTATGTAGTATTTGCCTTGTCCTTGGGTAGCTGGGGTTGAACCCAACGTACCTTGAGAAATAAGGCCAAATCCTGCTGTGTTTCTATTTGCCATAGTTGTTGTTACTCCTAAGTCTCTATTTCTAGAGACGGTTAATTAAAATCGATGATAGGGAATTGGTTGTTATCCCGAGAAAACTAGGTTTTCTTTGTACCACCGAAGGTTACACGAGACTGCCTTTCAATATTGATTGGCATCCTCTTATCCTGCTCCTTCATAAGATCGTGTTCTACAGCTTCGTTACGAGCTTCATGCTGTCTTCGCATGTAAGCATCACGTTGCTTCGCAATCTCTTCTGGAACCTGTGCAAGCTAAAGGCCACCGACCCCTACGAGGCCCTTGTATCGACCTTCGTCGACAATTGGATAATCTGAAGCATTTTCGATTTCTTCGGCTCGAACTAATTCATAACCTTCTCTTAAACGTCCAGTTATGTTTTTCGAATCCGAAAATCCGAGAACTTCAGCTCTGATCCATCTGTACCTGAATCCTTCAGGCGCAGGAGGTGCATCTAGAGATGATGGAGGAACCCACACTTTTGGTCTATCAGATTTTGACCGTGTTTGGC